CGTGCTATCATACGTAAGTATTTATTTTTATGTGTTCTTAAATATTGTTTTGGAAGTTGAGGCATTCCTGATTTGGGAGTTGTTTTGTAATCTTTTATTTGTTGTTGATCTAAAAGTTTTTTGATAGAGGCTGAGGCCCATATTTCTATCTTACTTCCAGTTTCTTTGTGAATATCTTTTATAAGTTGGTCTCGTTCTGTTTCTAATTCGTTGCCAAATTGTTTCGCTTTTTCAACGTCCACGCGAACACCTTTGAATTTCATATCCACAAGGCACGGGAACAAATCAGTCTCTAGTTTAAATATTTTTTCTAAATTTTTCTTTTCTCCTTCTGGGTTAACAAAGAGAGTTTCTTTTAGTTTAGGCTCAAATATATTCCACAGCTTTAAAGTTAATTTAACGTCTTGTTCCGCGTAATCTTTTACTAAACTATAAGGAAGTTTGTGCATGCTATTGAGAGGATCTTTAATACCATACTCTTTTAGGGATTTATCTTGAAGATCATATTTGTATTTGCTTTCTCCACTGAGATAATCTTTACTTATTGAATCCAAAGTATATCTCATTCTATTTTCATCTATGACTGAGGCAGCAATCATAGTGTCTAATAACTTCCCTTTAGGCATGAGTCCACTTTCAGCTCTAATCCAACATACATCGTACATTGCATTATGAAATACTTTCTTAATGTTGGGGTTTTGAAATAGCTTTTTATTTAAGGCTTCCCAAGTACTCTTAGGATCTAGATTCCCACTCATAGCGTGACGAATAGGGAAATACAATGTTTGTTTACCTGTGCATACTCCTATGCCACACACATAACCAACATTACGTACAGCCCCTGATCCTTTTGTTTTTAAATCTGGATCGTAAGTTTCTAAATCCACAGCAACAGTATCAATTCCTTTTAAATCCAAATCATTAACTTCTGGTGCAGTGCACATTATTTTTTATCTCCCGAAGGTTTAAGAGTAAAACCTTTAGGTAATGGTTTTACATGAGGTGTATCCGGATAATCTCTTTCTATAATCATATCGATATAATGTTTTGCTTTTTCCAAATCTTGCTTTCCTCCTTTATCTGCATGCCTACATATATACTTTATTGCATTGCCTTCTGCAAATTTAAGATTATTTTTATTTGCAAACTCACTTGGCTGAATTTTAAATTTTAAGTAGTGTGCTCCACCTATCTGCTTATCATATGGTCCCATGTCTTCCTAACTCCTTTCCAGTTTCTGATCTTAATACCCACACATCATAAATACCTCTACTAAACATTGTGTACTTTAATCTTAATTCAACAAATAGAGGTTCTCGTTTATTTCTAAATAAACTAAGGTCTCCTACTACGTTATCAAACGTAGTTCCTTTTATCTTATGAATACTTCCATATTTAATTCTAATCTTTCCATCAAAATCAAATCCGTTCTTTAGAACCTTTCTAATGTACAGCATTCGTTTATCATGTTGTTTAACATCATGACCTTTTGCGCGCTTTCGTAGTAAATCAAAATATTTAACAAGTTTTGCATCAGGTTTGATAAGTTTTTTCTCAATCAACTCATCAATAGTATAGTCTTTAATGATCCAATCCTCAAATTTGAAAGTACCTTTACCAAAAACTATGGCTCGACTACCTAAATAATCCCAAAAATCTTTTATTTGTTTTAAACTTTTAGGTGCTCCTTCTGTAAAACTAGGCCATTCATCATGACATTTTAATTCCTTCAAAGATACATGAGCTGAACTTGTGATATGAGCATACTCTATTCCATAGTCATGAAAAAATTGTTTAATTCTTTTATCACTAGGTTTCCCTCTGTATGCAAAAATAAAGGTTTGTTTAGTATTTCTTATTTTGTCTAAAAGTTTTTTTAAACTTAAAGAAGGGCGCAGATCCGGTAGAGGATGGATGGCTCCTTCAATACCTGGAGCGGGTAACCAGGTTCTCGTGTACCCATAATGTTTCCAAATAGGAGCAATGATTTGTTTACAAAATTTATTGATAGCTGCTCCACATCTTTTACCTTCTGTTAACTCATGCCAAGGATTAGCAGAAGCTTTATGAAAATATTCTGCATCTGAGCCAGCCCATTCAAAAATGGTTTGGTCAGGGTCTCCTATCATATAAAAATGGTCATCTTTAACGTTTTTAGCCATTTTAAATACCGCTTCCAGTTGAGGACGATTCGTATCTTGAGCTTCGTCCACCATTAAAACTTGAATGTCTGATTCAATTTTTTTCTCATTGTATTTAGTGATCATGTCAGCGAAGTCATAAAGGTTATTATCTTTTTTATATTGTTCATACACTCCTTTTAATTCTTGTAGTTGAGTGAGATTGTAAGGTGAGTATTCCATTCTATCAGTAGTGGAATGGTGCCAATGCTCTTCAAGAGTTCTGTTGTGACCATATGCTGCTTTTATAAATTTAAAAAAAGAATGATCTCGATAAACATCTGAGCCATATTTAGAATAAGCAAAAGCTATATGAAGTCGGCATAAGTTTTTAAAATCTTCATTGTCTTGCTCATTAAATACTTCTTTTCTTTCTAACTTCTTTTTACAATAATGATGAATAGTACAGATACGATCTTCAAAAAATTTTCTTCGATAGCCTCTTTCTTTAATTTCTGGTACATCCATTGCGGCATTTAAAATTTCATTAACCGCAGTATTAGTATGAGAAATTAATACAATTTTATCAGGATCATACTTTTTAAAAAATTCCCTGTACTTTTCTAATAAAAAAATATGCGTCTTCCCGGTACCAGGTGGACCCACCACAAACCTAGGTTTTATCATCTGTAATCTCCTTTATTTCTACTGCTTCTCCTTCAATAATTAAACTGCTTTGAGCAATTTCATAATTAGGTATACGCCAACGAACAAAAGATTTTTTTTCATCATTTTTCCCTTTTATTTTTTTGGCGTCTAAAACTCTTTGAACTTTCAGAATTAAATCTACTCTAGGTAGATCTATTCTTTTTACTTCATTTAAATAGTCTTCAAAATTACCTAAATTAAATTCTAAAAACTGTTTTTCTTGGTTATAATGTGGACGTTTATATTCTATTAAACTTTTCTTATCTGTAGAGGCTTGTCTTGCATTTAAATACTGTTCGAAATATTTAATAAATTTATTGTCTTCCGCAGCTTCTTCTACATAATCATCTGAATAAGATCGGGCATCAAATTTCATTTTCATAATTTTATCAAAATCATTCTTTTTCATTTGAGGAATCCACACTTGTGCTTGTTTCATCACTTCATCATAAAAAGGTCCTTGCTTCATCAAGGTTGGACCTGATACTATAATTTCTACTTTTTTTGGTTGTCCTTCTACCATTGCATTAACTTGTACTAAGTATCGATCTTCTCCATATTCTAAAATTTCTCCTATAACTCCAGCTCCTTGAACTGTTTCATAACCTACGCCAATCCAGCTAAATATTTCTGCAACAGCTTTTGCAGAACAGCCAATGATTTCGGCAAGTTTAAGCATTCCATATTTTTTAGTTGCTTTCTTAACACTGGTTCCTTTTTCAGCTCTATCTTCGGCTTCATTATCATCTGATAAAATAGCTAAGTTATAAACAAATTCATTAATTTCTTCTTCTGTCCATTTAGTATGCTTTACTAAAACCCCTGCAACAGCAGTGCAGAAAGCATCTCTTTGTCCTTGAGATCCATAAACAATACATAATGCAGTTGAAAGAGCCACTTTCCTTAGGTCCAAGTTAAGGTCACCAGGGTATTCGTTTATACCTTCATAAGTTTCCCACTTAACATGTTCATTAGCTTTACTGTGTAAAGATTCAGGAACTATAGTGTATTGGCTGTTACCACTTCTAATTTCACATAGAGTGGCCCCATGTGGAAAATTTTTATAATATTCTTTAAGTTCTTTTGGAAGGACAAATTGTTTAAAATCTAATTTACCTTTCCACCAATAATGACTTTTTGGATTACTTGGTCTGCCAGAAATAGAAGCTCCTGGTCTTACATATTTTTCTATAAATCTTTTTGCTAATTCATTATCAATATCGAAATCAATGTCTTGATCTAGTCTTAATCCAATTGCGCAGTGTGTGTATTTTGCTTTCCATTCTTCTTTCGTTATTTTAAAATTTGGACCACTCCAATCGGTAACGATAGGGGTCCCTTTTAAACAAGGGATAATAATCCTTTCGGAATCTATCCAGTGTTCATACGTATTCGGCGCCTGTTCAATCACTTTCTTCATAATAAGTTAATGGGCGAGTTAAGTCTCCCGCTCCCGCCCAACTCCTTGGAGTTTTTATAAACTTAGTGTTTTCCTTTTGGCTTCATCCGTTTCAGGTTTGGCTTGTATTTCGCCTTTCCCTACACGTTCAGCAAAAGTTCTAGCGATAGCATAAACAGCTTTATCAGCTACTGGACCGATTTTCGTCACATCCCAACCAAACCAAGTTCCTTTGTCATTAGACATCTGAACTGTTTTTAGTTTATAAATGTGGCTATATGTTGGCGGAGTGAATACACCATTTTTCCCTTGCATTCTAATCCCCATCATCATTGAGTTCCATTTTCTACTCACTTTTAATTGAGTAGCTTTCATAGAAATCAAAGCTGTTGTAGGATTTTTTCCCAAGAGAACTACAAAATGGTTTGCAGTATTCTCGATATAATTACCATTTGGTAATCTATCTTTGTAAGATTTATCACGAGTAGTTTTACTCATAATATCACTTGTAGCATCATGTATGGCTACAGGTGCTCCTTTACTCTCACCTCTGTCTTGCCATTCTACAAGTTGTCTTTTGTAGTATACTGGCAATACTTCTATCCCCTTACTCCCGTCATAAATGTCATTTGTGACAGTGTTGAGAATCATGCCAGGTTCTGCCCCCTCGACATACTTCCCATTCCTTTTATTTACTTCAGGAGATAGTTGTCCTAAAACTTTCAGAAATGGCAACGCAAGATCTTCCTGCGAAATATTCTGAGAGCCTTTGTCTGCATCAGCTTCAAATAAGTTTGAAGACAATGCGCCTGCATTTTCGCGTTTCATGATATTTGTTTCTTTATTCATGTTTATTGTTTCCTTTTGATTGTGGTTCGGTTTCCTACGAACACGTTAAAAATATCCGTTGGCATATCTTTGCCTGCTTCAGTACGCTCACGGACGAGAGCTTTCAGGGTCATAGGTTCAACCTTCAGCTTTTGTGTCGGTTGAAATCCTTGACCCTTCGCAAGGTTAGCATATTCTGCCGCCTTGTTATCTTCGTTCTTTCCAAAGGAAACGGTGATCTCATTTTTAATGATGTCACCTAGGCCATTAGAACGAAGCCAATTATACGCCGCTTCTCTATTCTTTAAAGAGATGTTGGCTGCATAATACGGTTTTACCTCAACTGCAGAACCATCTGCAAGTTTGAGAGATGATAACCCCATTTCACTTAAAAGTGTAGGGATAACTTCACCTGAAACTTTTTCTATTTCTCTCTTCTT